GATGAAGGCCGGCAAGAACAAGTTAACACCAGGACAGATTGCATTCCGCGAGACTGTCGGTGATGCGTACCTGTGGACGGTCGCGTATTCCTGGGAGGACGCAGTCGAAGCGACCTGTCAGTATCTAGGCATCGCGAGCGGGATAGGCTAGCAGATGCTCGTTCACTTCGTCAGCAAGTTCGACACTATCGAGCTCATAGACGAGATACCAGATGGCCTTAAGTAAGTCATCGGACTTCTCTTCGTTAGGTTTAGAACCAGCGCGGAGGAGGTATTTGAGAGCATTCCCTCGTGAGAAGTCGAGACCATACATCTCGATGATCTCGATGGGCTGAACGGTGCGAGTGCGGTAATGTGGCGGAACCTGTTTGGACATACAGGATTGTAAGGGGTAACTATGAATCGTGTTTCACAGGCTGTGACATTTTTGTCATGGCTGTTTGAGCCATACGTCGACGGCTTTGTCGAGATTCGGACCATGAATCAAGGCAAGGTACAGATGCGCTTCTGGGAACTTCCAAGGACGGAAGATGACTGGAACGGCATCGGCGAGGCGTGCATCCAGTGGAGTGACGCTGGAGAGGATGTGTACGTCGGTGTGCTCCCACGCTGGCGAAAAGGAGGCAGAGACAATGATGTACATACTGCTGGTGTACTTTGGTGCGACATCGATGACCTTGATGGTCTGGATCAGATTGCAACGCTTGATAAAGTCACAGTCGCAGTCAGATCGGGCAAGGGTCTCCACTGTTACAGGCGACTCAAAACTACTGGCATTGGGACTAAGCCAACCGAGCAGAGGGACTTCATACAGCTGCTCGAGCGATGGATGCTCACACTCTCGAGCGCAGCAGACGTCAAGTGCAAGAACCCGTCAAGAATACTACGAGTTCCTGGAACTCTAAACTGGAAGAACCGCGAACTCCCTCGGTTGGTGGAACTTGCAAAGTATCCTCCAGAAGCCTCCAGAATCGTCGAGGAGACACAGACCACGCATCCATGGGGCGATGAGTGGTCGCGTCTTTTGATTGCCGCCAAAGCAGGAGACCTCCCGAAGCGTGAGAGGGGCAACTGGAATCTAGGTCGCTACAAACACGGCGACTACCTGCTCTACTGTTTCAATCACACCGTGATCGGCATCGAGCAGATGCGATGTATGGGCATGGTCGCACATGCCGAAGAGTGTCGTATATTGGTGAGCACTGCGCTGGACACGCAGTCATTCTCGGACTAGGGACAAACATGGAAGAACTTACACTCGACGATCTCCGCGCCATGGTGGCCGGAGACATGGCGACGCACGCTCGCGTCGTGGCAAATGGAGAGCATCACTGGGACCGGCTATTTCAGCCACAACCTGCAAGTGGTGGACCATTCAATGGCAGGAACAATGCGCTGGTAACACTGCTCGGATTCCTCCGTGCGAAGCGCTTCAGCATTGACCAGGCGAACATCTTCAGCATCTGGTGGTCTGACACATACTGCGAACCTCCACTCGAGCCTGAGCTCATACGTGAGACTACTGGCCGCTTCTGGGTACAGTGGGCACAAGGTGCGATACCCGACGATCTGCCGGGCGGTGAGACCATCGCGCCATGGGAGGTCTGGGACTGGACCCGCATGGAGGTCGAAGAGGCGAAACTCGGAGCGCAGTCCTGGCTGATTCCGAACGTGCTGTCGACTGGTGGACTGCACTACCTGTCATCACCTCCAGGCAGCGGCAAAACGTGGGTTATGTGCGATCTCATTCGTGCAGCTGTCTTTGGCGACAAGTGGTTAAACGAGTTCGACATTCCGCAGACTAAGGTTCTGTACATCGATGAGGAGATGGGCGTCCAGAAGGTCCTACAGAGGCTGAGGAAGCTCGGAATGCGCTCGGCTGAGGGAATGGGCTACCTCAACAGAGTCGGCGTCAGGCTGGACAATATCCTCGATGTCGAGAGGATTGTCAAACATTGCCAGGCGCAGGGCATTGGTCTAGTGCTCATCGACTCTCTGGTGCGCGTGCACGGGTTGGATGAGAATGACAACAGCCAGATGAGGAAGTTGTACGACTCATTCAAGAAACTCCTGGACGTAGGAATCACGGTGCTCATCGCTCACCACAACAGGAAGGGTGGCACCGATGGCACGGTCAAGCACGAAGGTATGCGAGGCGCTGCTGAGATTGTCGCAGCTGCTGATATGGCTTTTTCGGTGGAGAAACAGGCGAACGGGTTGTACCGGATGTTCGTGACGAAGGGCCGATTAATATCCGACGAAGACGCTATAGACGTGACGTTTGAAATCAGGGACGAGGACGGGCTGACGAAGGTGCGAACACTTGACGCCGGCGCCAGGAGTGAGGTCATCACACAAGAGATCCGCTCGAAACTTATTGAGCTCATCAGCGGCGAACCAGGCATCTCACAGTCTCGCTTGGTCGAGTTATGTGGCAGTCGAAAATCGGTCGTGGCTGCGACACTGGCGGACCTTGAATCGAGTCGGATTGTCACGTTTGACAAGGGTCCAAGGAACTCGAAAATGTACCGTCCGACAGGTCTACTTTAGGCGATTCAGTTGTTCCCGTGACCTGTTCCCGACCTGTTCCGCCCTTAAGTATCATAAAACGGGAACAACTGAATAAATCCCCCCTTTGGAATCCCCCCTGCCAGCATGTTTAGACGCGTGCTGGCTAAGGGTATAAGTCGAAACTGTTCCCGCGGGCCGGACGCTTACGCTGGCCCACGGAACAGCATCGACGAATAGTTTGACAAGTGGTTTGATGTTTGGTAATGTCAACTTTGATGGTGCTGGTGGAAACACCTTCTGGATTGGTAACTGAGCCAGCACTGTCACAGAGTGGTCTTATGACCAAAGGAGTAAACAAGTTATGGGTTTCTTTTCCAATGCCACGTTCAACGATGGCGCATCGCAGTTCGAAGCAGCTGTCGCAGGATCTTATGTCTGCCGCCTCGCTTCCGTCGAGAGCGTCGACCGACCATCTTATGATGATCCGTCCGTGATGCTCCCGAATTACAAATTCACGTTCGAGACCACTGAGTATGGCGATAGCAACTCGAACGCATTCCGCTTTGTGAAGTTCACACGCCAGGGATACGGTTCCGACAAAGCTGCACTCACAATCCTGCTCGATGGCATGCTTGGACGCCGCCTGACACAACCTGAGTTTCACAACCTTGACATCGACGCACTCATGACCAAGGAGTGGATGGTCACTGTAGACGCGAAGATCAACACGCGTGGTTACAACACCAACGCCATCGTGTCGGTCTCTCCTGTGACAGCCAAGAAGAAGCTCACGAAGATCGCGCAGCCAACCATCAAGACCGATGACATCAGCGATCCATTCGGTGAAGACGCCAGCGAGTAACCATCTCCGGTTGCCAACGACTCGCTGACGATACCAGGCACACTATCCGAACGGTGTGCCTGGTCTTTTACTTTTGGGGGAATCAAATGTCTAAGGCGACAGGCACCGAGGAGAAGGCAGAACTCCTGGTGCGAATCAAAGAACTCCGAGCTGCTGGTAACAGCATCAGTCGCACAGCTCAAATCATGTGCATGACACGCGGCACGGTCCAGCGATGGATCAATGAACAGCGACCAGAACGAGAGGTCAAGAAAATGGACCCGTATGTTTCGATAGATGAAAAGACCGCGATCGTGGTCAAGTGGGCCGAACTCATCGCAAGCGGTGTGAGCCGTAGCGATGCAGCTGCATCGGTTGGATTTCCGACGATGATGCTCAACCGATGGCTGATGTCGGAACCTTCACTGCGTGTGGAGTTTCAGGAGACCGTCGGGAAGAAGCAGAATAATACCGGTCGCAAATCCTTCGAGTCAATCATGACAGATGTACGCGCAGGACGTCCTGTGTGGCGTGATGGCGGTCGGTTCAAGATACAGCTGGTCGAAGCAGCACTCATGCGTTATGAGCTCGATGGCGCGAACGTCTGGCGGTGCAAGGGATTCGCGACCTTATCAGGGAACGACGTGCTGGCGCGAGATTGGACGGTGGTGTCATGAAGTTCAGTGAAGTGATTGAGCCATTGATGCATGGCAAACCTGTCACACGCGCATCATGGGAGCATGACGTCTACGTGCGCTACAGTGACCTATACGAGGCGTTCGTGATGCACGCTATTCCTGAACCGAAGATCATCCAGGGAATCACGCTCTATCCGGAGTGGATGCTCGCAGACGATTGGATGTGGGGTGAGTTCCATCCGGTCAAGGACGAAATCAAGTGGACACAGACAACCTCATAAAGACGATCATGGCGAAGCCGTGGTCCAGCACATACAGCCTTCTCAAGGCCATCGGAGCGTCCAGCCAGCAGGTCGACGAAGCATGGCGCGACTACCGTCGCAAGTACATGCGGAGTCAGCGCTGGCAGGACATCCGGACGAAGGCGCTCGAGCGCAGCGGTAGAACATGTGAGCAGTGTGGCCGTCGACAGGACGATGGCTACAAGCTCGATGTCCATCACATCACCTACATGCGACTCGGCGGCGAGCAGATGGAAGATGTTCAGGTGCTGTGCTACATGTGCCACGGACAGCTGCACTACAGACGCAGAGTGCGCCAGGACACGGCAGAATAGAA